TAAATTTGAATAGTGGTGGTGTAACTTTCAACGGAGATACTTCTGGTATTCACGTTATAAACGCTGAAGGCGTTAGTTCTAATGTAAGAGTTGGGGCAGCATGGGGTAGACCTGGTGTATATAATAGTCCATATTTTTGTATAGGAGCTGAATCATTTATTGAATTCCGTATAGGTAACGTACAAAATGGTTTTGTAGAAAGTAGCTACCTACAAATGGCTGGCTCTGCTAGAGCACCATTATTCTATGATTCAAATGATACTGGATATTATGGTGATTTCGCTAGTACAAGTTATTTCAATGTAACGGGTACTAATAAAATGAGAGCAGATACCAATAGAGCATACGGAGATAACTCTGGTTGGTGGACGCATGACCCGTATGGACAAGGATGGGGTAAACCTTATGGTTCGTTCCGTTCATTGGAGGTTTCAACTTCTGGTAACTTCTCTACAGAGCCGGCAATGTTCCGTATTCATCAATGGGGTTCTGGTTCTTGTGAGTGGTGGAAACCTCAAGGTACTACTGTTTACTTAAGAGAAACTCCTGGCGGAGGTGGTAGTTGGTTTACTAGATATGTAATTGAAAGATATGCGGAAAACAATGAAAGTTTTAGAGCGCCAATATTCTATGATACTAATAACACTGGATATTATATAAACCCAGCATCATTTACTGAAATTTATGGTGGATTAAGAATGAGTGGTGGCCATGGTGATACTACAATAAGAAACCGATTATTACCTGGAAACAATGGAGCTGGTACTGGTCTTGTTCATATGCAGTGGTGGTGTTCTGAACCGGGTAATACTTGGGATTGGGGTGGATTTGGATACAACGTTGATAATACATACCATGATGGTTCAGGTCCTTACTATTTTAGTAGACCAAACACATCATTTGGACAAGCATATTTCCGTTTTAGTACGGCAGGTAATGCATATTTTTATAATACTAATACTGGTGGTAGTCGTGTTTCTACTATGGATTGGTACACCGATGGTACATCATATGCACACAACTATTTAACTGGAGGTAATTCATTAAGAGCACCAATATTCTATGATTCCAATAATACTGGATTTTACTCTGACCCGAATGGTACATCACGTATAAATGTAATAAGAGCTGATAGAATGAGAGCTGACCCTAATGGTGATATGGGTGGTTCTGGTTGGTGGGGGCATGACCCGTATGGATATGGATGGGGACAACCACATGGTTCGTTTAGAAGTTTAGAGGTATCAACTTCTGGTAACTTCTCTACGGAGCCGGCAATGTTTAGAATACATCAATGGGGTAGTGGTTCTTGTGAGTGGTGGAAACCTCAAGGTACTACTGTTTACTTAAGAGAAACTCCTGGCGGTGGTGGTTCTTGGTTCACTCGATACGTTATTGAAAGATATGCGGAAAACAATGAAAGTTTTAGAGCACCAATATTCTATGATACCAATAATACTGGATATTATGTAGACCCTAATGGAAACTCATATACAAATGACCATAGATTTAATAGAATAGGTTGGCCTTATTCTGGAAATGGTGGAGATGGATTCCCAATGGCTAGAATTACGGAAGCATGGGGAGTGAATCTTAATCCATATGACCAAAGATGGGCACCAAACGTATCCAATGGTTCGTTCTTAGTAGGATTTATTAGTAGTGGTGCAAACTTTGGAGCTGGTAACATTTTAGCAACGGGTAATATTACAGCATATTATTCTGATGAGAGATTGAAAGATATTATTAGTATAATTCCAAACGCTCTTGATAAAGTAATGAGTTTACGTGGTTTTTATTATACAAATAATGAATTAGCAAAAGGATTTGGATATACTGATGAGAAAGTTCAATTAGGAGTATCTGCTCAAGAAGTTGAAGCAGTTTTACCTGAAGTTGTAACATTAGCACCTTTTGATATTTGTGGCGATAATGACCCAGTAAATGGAGATGGTAAAGTTTATTCTAAATCTGGAGAAAACTATAAGACTGTAGATTATAGTAGATTAACTCCATTGTTGATTGAAGCTATTAAAGAATTAAAAGGTGAATTGGATTTGGCAAGAGCTGAAATTAAAGAATTAAAAGAGGAAATATCAAAAAAGTAGAAATAGTTATATTTATACAATATAAACATAAATAATTTATTATGGGATTAACATACACATGGGAATTGGTAGGATTAAAAAGACAAAACAGTGAAAATTTTGAAAACATTGTTGTTGGTACTAACTGGAAATTAACTGGTACTGATGAAGATGGTAATTTTGGAATTTTCAATGGAGCAACTCCATTTACACCTCAAGATTTAAATGGTGATGGGTTTGTTGACTATCATGATTTATCAGAAGAATTGGTATTAGGTTGGGTTAAAAATGTAGTTAGTGGTTCTTATGAAACTAACTATATGACTCATATTAATGGACAAATTCAAAAAGAAATAAATAATAAGAAATACGCTAGAATTGAAGTGACTACTGTAGATTTACCTTGGTCACCAACATCTGGTAGTACTTCATACCCAACACCTTCTGGTTCTGTTCCAGGTTATTAATTAACTAAAACAAAATTATAAATGTCCAAAGTGCAGATTTAATAATAAATTTGTGTTTTGGACATTTTCTTTATATTTATATGAGTATTAATGTAAGTAATTACTAATACACAATTAAAATACAAATAGAAGAAACAAAATGTCAGAAAGAATCGTATCACCCGGCGTTTTCACAAGAGAAAATGATTTATCCTTCTTAGCACAAGGAGTAGGAGAAATTGGAGCAGCAATTATAGGACCTTTTAAGCAAGGACCTGCATTCATTCCAACAATTATAAGAACTCAATCAGAGTTTGAGGATACCTTTGGTACTCCCGATGGAACTTATTATAGTGAGTACGCAGTACAAAACTATTTAAGAGAAGCAGGACAAGTAACTGTGGTAAGAGTAGGTGGTGTTGGTGGATACCAACAAGTAGCACCTTTAGCAATATTTGCTTCTGGTTCATCAGCTCAATCAGTAGGTACTAAATTAATTGGTGTATTACACTCAACTAAAGTAGGGGATGAAAAAGTTGGTTTTACTGGAGCAACTGTAGTTAGTGATTCTAATACAGATGGTTCATTTGTAATTAACACATTAACTGCTGGAGTAAACGTATCAGCATCAATATTATCATCAGCAACAAATGATTTATCAGATGTATTTGGTGAATCTCCATTTGGAGCAAAAACAGCATACGCATATTCATACTTTGAAAATATGGCTGGATACTATACTGGTTCTGCTGGAAACAACATTGTAATAACTAGAGTGGTATTACCAACGCAAGATTTTGCATATAATACAACTGAAGCGCAAACACCAATGGTACAATCTCAATTGATTAGTGGTGAAAGATACGACTTATTTAACTTTGTGACTTTAGGACATGGTGATACTTACAATACAAAATATAAAGTAGGTATTTCAAATGTTAAAGCAGCTGGTGAAGATGGAGCAACTGATTATTCTACATTTACTGTAACAATTCGTTCATATAGTGATACTGATAAGAGAAAGAGTGTAATAGAAACATTTAATAATGTAAACTTAGATGCAGCATCTCCTAACTATATAGCTAGAAGAATTGGTGACAGATATAATACAATTGATTCTGATGGTAAAATAACTGAAAATGGCGATTACTCAAACAAATCAAAATATGTAAGAGTAGTTGTATCAGCAGCAGGTTCATTCCCAATATCAGCAGCACCATTCGGACATGGAGCATATACAAACCCAATTACGGCAACAACCAATGCAGAATCACTTTTAGTACCTGCAGTAACATATCAAACTAACTCAACTGGTAACTCATCATCATCTCCAATATATTTTAGTGGATTTGATTTTGAAACAACTGGAGTTAAATTAGATAACGCACAATACTTAAAAGCAATTCCTGTTGGAGCTCAAACTGGTTCTAACACAGCATTCGCATTTGATTCACAATTATCATATGTAATGACTGGTTCGGCATCAACTGATATGGTTAAGAGACAATTTGTATTAGCATTCCAAGAAGGTTTTGATGGCATGAATCCAACTGTAACTAAAGCTAAAGCTGGTGATACTGATTGGGGTAATGCAAATACGCAAGGATTTAATTGCGCATCTTCAACATCATCTGGTTCAGTAGCATACACTAAAGCAATTAACGCAGTATCTAACCCTGATGAGTGGGATATCAATATGGTAGTAACACCTGGTATTGTAAGAAGTTTACATCCTGCAATTGTAACAAAAGCAATTGACATGGTTGAAAGTAGACAAGATGCATTTTATATCGCTGACTTCAATGATTATGATGATACAATAACTGAAGCAACTGAGCAAGCAAACGCAGTTGATTCTAACTATGTAGCAACTTACTATCCTTGGGTTAAGACAATAGATACAAACACAAACAAATTGATGAGTGTTCCACCATCAGTATTAATGCCCGCTGTTTTCGCAGCTAACGATAGATTAGCAGCAGAATGGTTCGCACCTGCTGGTTTGAATAGAGGTGGTATCACTGGAGCAGTTAGTGTTTTAAATAGATTAACACATTCTGAAAGAGATACTTTATATGAGAACAAAGTAAACCCAATCGCAGCATTCCCTGGACAAGGTATTGTAGCATTCGGACAAAAAACATTGCAAGATAAGGCATCAGCTTTAGATAGAATCAATGTTAGAAGATTACTTATCGTTCTTAAGAAGTTTGTAGCATCTACATCTCGTTATTTAGTGTTTGAACAAAATACATCTTCAACTAGAGCAAGATTCTTAAATACGGTTAATCCTTATTTAGAAGCTGTACAACAAAGACAAGGTCTTTATTCTTTTAGAGTTGTAATGGATGAAAGTAATAACACACCTGATGTAATTGATAGAAACATATTAGCTGGACAAATTTTCTTACAACCGGCAAAGACAGCGGAATTTATCGTAATAGATTTCAACATCTTACCAACTGGAGCAAGTTTCTCAGCATAATATAGAAAAACAAAAAGTAGATATTTATTAATATAAAATAAACGGAATAAAATGGCAGAAATATTAGAGTTTAATAAGATGTTCTATACGAACTTCGAACCAAAAATGAAAAACCGCTACATCTTAGAATGGGATGGTGTACCGGGGTATATGGTTAAGGCAGCATCAAGACCTTCAATCCAATTTGAAACAATCACTTTAGACCATATCAACATCAAAAGAAAGTTGCAAGGTAAAGGTGAGTGGCAAGATATTACAATTACTCTTTATGACCCAATTGTACCATCGGCTGCACAATCAGTAATGGAGTGGATTAGATTGGGACATGAATCAATCACTGGTAGACGTGGATACGCAGATTTTTATAAGAAAGATTTGGATTTCTATATGTTGGGACCAGTTGGCGATAAAATAGAACAATGGAAAATCAAAGGCGC